AATACAACGAAGAAGGACTTCCTTGTCATAGTGGTTTTGAATAAGGTAATTCAGGTTCAGGATTTGAAGCTTCGCGGGAAGCTTTTCAAAGGTCTTCTTCTGGAAGTCCAGGCGGGACAATAGCTGGTCGTGTGCGTGTTCCATTAGGTTCGCCTGGTCAATACCAGGGACGGCCCCCGCTTCAATCGGGACCAGGGCCCCGCCCATGCCTTCGTTGACGACGTACTGAAGAAGGGGAAGACGAAGCCCGCGGTCGAAGGGCTTGTGTTCGTCGTTCCATGTTTTGACCCTGGTCACAACGTCGGACCAGTTGGCGGAATTGTGATTCCTGGCGTTGAAGCGTTCCATTTCCGCGGCGTTCAAAAGTGTTCCCTTTTCGAAGGTGTGTCGTAATTGTTCGGTTGTCATTTCGTTTTTACTCCCTTTCGGTTCCCCAGGGTCCCGTTGATATTCCAGGACCCCGCGCTTTGTTCAAGTGTTAGTCCTGAATTTCAAGGTATATTGACTTCAGGATTGCCAGCCCTTCGTCCAGGCCAGCGGCTTTGTTTCGGTGTGAAGTCGAAAGCTTGTTGTCCTGGCCGTCCGCGATTGCGGCTTCGTCGCCATGCTTCTTCGCGGCGGCGTTGAACCGTTCTTCGGCCAGCTTCAGGATTAGCTTCGCTTCGTTTCCTATTTTCGCCATGTCCTTTCGCCCCCCTTTTTTAGATTTGACCTATTGTGAACGCGTTCCAGGCGCATATTGCCACGGGCCACGATTGAAAGCGACGCGACCTTGCGCCGCCTGATAAGAAGGTATGAAATCAGAATCGGTTCGACGACCTTCAGAAGAATGACGGACCAAAGCGGACCGCCAATGAATAAGGCCATAATCGGATTCGCTTCCACGGCCCCCAGGGATAACGCCGTCCTGGTCAGGGCCAGGTCCGCAATGTTGGCCAGGACGAAAACGATTCCCAGGATAACCAGGTTCTTCTTCAATTCCGTTCCCCCTTCTGCGGGCTAGTCAACCCGACCATAATCATTATAGCACTTGTACCGCCCATGTCAAGCCCCCTTGGAATATTTTTTCAATTATGGGGATATGAAAATAAGGGGGCGGTCCAACCAGGTCAACGGCCCCAATTCTTATTCTGAAGCGTCTGGTACTATATTGTACCGCCCCGATACAACTGGTCATTTTCCCCCGTTTCGTGGCATTCTCGTTGATTCCGAAGCTAAAAACGGCCGTTTCCCGTTACTTTACAAAAGGCAATAAAAAAGGGCCCCAGGGGAAGCCCGATTCCCCCAGGGCCCAACCGAAAGGAAGACGCCTGGCGTTTCCGCCAGGTCCCCCGTTAAGGGGTCACTTTTGCTTCAGTTCCGAAATGTCCCGTTCCGCGGCGCGGACCCGTTCGGTCAACCCCGTGGATACGGTCGCGCAATTCGTCGCCATACCGTTGACCTTTCTATTGATTGCGGACAAGCCTTCGTTCGGGTCGTCCAGTTTCTTGACAATGCTTTCCTGGGAAGCGGCGATTCGTTCGTCCCGTACCGCCTGGGCCTTCGCGTTTTCTTCGTCCCTGGCGGCCGCCGCCTTTCCGTTACGCCGCCAGGTCATAACGACCCCCCACGACGCAACCCCCGCAACAACTAGGCTTGCCCCCGATATAACGATTTCAACGGTCATGGTGAAATCCCCCTTTCTTTACTACGCGACTTCTTCGCATTTCAAAACGGCTTCGACCAAAAGGCCGCCTTGCGAAATGTTATATATAATCTTATTGATATAAAAGTCTTCGTCAACCCCCATGTCGGAATAATTGGCCGTAATTCGGTCCGACAATTTCAGGGATAGAATCTTCGTCAGCATTTCCTTGTTGGCATTGGTAATCGTCATTTCGACCTTCGACCGCGGTGAATCTTCCTTCGCTTCCACATCGTCGGCAAGTACCTTCGCTTCGGCCAGGCTTGTCAGGATTTCCGCCTTGACGTCGTACGAATGTTCGCCGTATTTCGTCTTCGACGTCGCGTCTTCGACGTAAACGGAACCGCGGTCCTGAAGGTTGTATCCGTCCCCGCGGACCAGTAAGCGCGTGACGAATATCGGGGACCCGTCGTCGTTGGTCAGGACCAGCTTTCCGCCCCGACCGTATGAATTATAAACGGGATACGAAAGGACAGGCGTCAGGTTCCCCGTCTTGTCCGCGCCCGAACCGTCGGCCGCGGCGTTGGCCTGGTAATCGGGAATCGCTGTAATGGTCAAGCCCGTGTTCATGGTCGCCCCGCTGGTCCCGCCCGTCAGCGTGTCGCCAGCGTTGAAGGCCCCTGAAGCGTCGCCGACGATAACGTACCCGCCCTTTTGAATCAGGACCTTTGCCGTATCCCCCGAAACGCCGACGCCCGTCACGGTTTCGCCTTCCAGGAAGGGGCCGTTCGTGACGGTTCCCGCTATCTTATAAACGGCCGACGCGGTCGCGGGATTGATAAGGTCTTCCAGGGTTTCGAACTTCTTCGATTCGAAGTATATGGTCACGCTTGAACTGGCGGGGATTTCAAGTTGACTGGCGGCGATTCCCCCGTCCAGGACGTCGGCTTCCGCGCAACGCCATACCTCTTGACCGCCAGTCGCCAGGTTCAACGGGTCGGATACCGACTTTTCGACATGGACGGATACCATATTGACGACGTCGTCTTCGCCTGAAATCCACTTGAAGCCCGTAAACGCCAGGTTGTTCGTGTCATAGTCCTGATAGAATATACAACGGGCGGCGTCATGTGGCGCGGCGGCTCTGTGACCCTTCGCTTCGAAATTCCAGAAGGATTCCTGGTCCTGGTAGAAGAAGCCGTTTTCTTCCCGTTCCACGTTGCGGCATACCTGAAGGCCGCTGATTCCCCACCATGATTTGTACGGCGACGTCGAAATCGTTTCGCCGATGTCCATTATTTCGCCAAGCTGTGACACGTTGGCCGTGTTTTTATAGACTTCCTGGATAAACGCCCGCATTCCCCCAGGGTATCCCGTGTATGCGTACGCCCTTCTGTATAGGATATGACGCTGAAGAATCTTCAAGTCGTCGGAAGCTTCAATCAGGCAAGTTTGACGTTCCTTGTTCGGATACGGAATGATTCGGTCAATGGTCCCATAAAATAGCGAATAGATTCCGCCGAAGTCGTTATACCTGGCGTCGGTATCAATGGACGCGCCGCCGACCCCGTGTTTCGTTTCCGTTTGGTTGAAGGTCGAACTGGTCTTCACAATCAGCGAATTATCAGCGACGACGTAAATATACGCGCCATGAAGAATAACCTTGATTGTCTTTTCCGTATCATTCGACCAGGCCAGGGCTTCTTCGTCAACCAGGGTATCGGACCCCGTGTCCACTTTGCGGACTTCCAGGTTCGTTCCGTCGGTCCTGATATATAAGAAGTTGTCGGTATCGGAATATCGGAAGACGATAATCCCGTCGTTGTTCGCCCCTTTCATGAAGTCAACCTGGATATGGGCGTCGGCTTCGCCGAAGTCAATCACGGCTATTCCGCCGCTTCCGCCCGTTTCCCGAAGCTTGTTATCGAATATCGAAAAGGTACCCGACGCTTCAACCCATGAGTATTCACTATCCTTCGGGACAACGTGGTTCACAATGTTGACGCCGTCCACGTCGTCGAAGTCGTCGAACGGATACGCGAACGAAAAGCGTATTCTGTGGCCAGCGCGAACCGTGTTCCCGTCCTGGTTGTACGGACTGTTCGCATTCGGCGGACTGTATTTGTGGTCGTAATTGTCCACGGTCAAAGCTAACAAGGCGGGGGTTGCTTCGTTCAGTTCACGGTCCTTCCCGTACTCGACATATGCTTCCAGAATGTCGGAAGCTATATCAACGTAATTTCCGTCGTCGGCCCAATCAACGCCGACGGGGTTTTCGGGATTGACAACCGCGCCGCCTGGATATGTGAAGATTGATACCTGGTTCCCGTACGCGGTCCCGTATTCATTGATTGCGTATGCCCGAATGTAATACCTGGTATTCGGCGTCAAACCAGTAATCGAAGACGTGAAGGCCCCCGTTCCAATGGGGCCATATTCCGCGGTCTTATCGTCGGCCGTGGTCGGATTCTGTGACGTGGACCAACAATGGCCATAATAAGTCACGGACGCGTCCCCGAAGCTGGTAATATTCCCATGACCAGTCGCCGATTCAGGACCGACGCCAGTACAAGCTTGCGTTGTAACGGAAGGAATATCATTCGACGGGACGACCAGGGTTATATTGTCGCCGTACGCGGTCCCCTGGGTATTGGTCGCATAAGCGCGGACGTAATACGTTTCGCCAGGTGTAAGGCTAGTCAACCCCGAAGTGAAAACGCCAACGCCCGCCGCGCCTTCTTCAGTCTTGAAGCTGGCGGTTGTCGGATTGACGGCCGCCGCCCAAACGTGGCCATGTTGGGTCACGGCGGAACTGCCAATGCTCGATATGGTCCCGTTGCCCGTCGCGGTCGTTGAAAGGACGTCGGTACACTCTTGCGACGTAACCGTCGGGGCCCCCGTTGCGAAGGTCGTACATTCGACCTGGTCGCCGTACGAAGTCCCCTGGAAATTCGTCGCATAAGCGCGGACGTAATAAAGCGTCGAAGGGGTCAAGCCCGTAATGTCAGAAGTGAAAGCCCCCAGGGACCCCGCGCCTTCTTCGGTTTTACTGTCGGCCGTGGTCGGGTTTTCCGATTCGGACCAACAATGGCCGTGTTGAGTGACCGCCGAATCCCCCAGGTCGGATATTGTTCCGTGACCCGTTGCCGTCGTGTCGGCGATACCAGTCACTTGTTCCGTGGTCAACGTTGGATAACCTTCGTCGTAAGTGTAAATATATGCCGCGTCAGTACCCGACGCGACCTTCCAGGTATCCAGCGGCGGGTTTCCAATCGGGCCTTCATAGTAACAAAGGTATTCGTCCGCCTTGACGTCCGAAGCTTTGTAAACATAATTGACGTAATTATCAACGTCCCCGCCGTCGCTATCCCATGTCCAATATATTCGAACTTCAACGGCGACCTGGACGGGGGAATCAAGCGTCGCTTCGTACCAGGTAATATCGGTTGACAAAAGACTGGCGTCCTTCAATACCTTTGACGCCAGGATTGCGCTATCACTAACCCGCATGATTTTATACGTCACGTCGCCAGTCGGGGACCCGACCTTCTGAAGCGGGAATGAAATCTTACTAATATATCGGTCGGGAACGGTAACGAAGATTCCGCCAGCTTCGCGAATATAGACGTCGTACGAAAGGTTCGTATCGTATAGCAGTTGTTCTTCGGTTGCCATTACCGACCAGCCTTTTGTTCGCGGCGTTGCGATTCACTTATTATCGCCGCGAACTTCCGCATTTGCGCGTCGTTTTCCATTACCAGGGGCCCGCCCTGGATATTGACGTTTGTGGTCCCCCCGCCGAAGCCGCCAGTCATGGCCATAATTCCAGCGGTCGCCGCCCCCGCGACGGCCAGGCCGATTCCTATTTGCGCCCAACCGACGGGACCCGAAAGGGCCTTGACTATTGCCTGGGTGACGGCCAGGGTTCGCAACCAGGTAATCAGTTGCTTGACTGGCCCTATCATCTGAAGAATGGCGGAAGCGGTCGTCATTATCGCGCCGCCCGTCATAAGGAAAGTCGCGGCCAGCTTTGCCGTCGGGTTGTCAATCTGATTGACCAGGGCCCCGACCGCTGTCAACGCGCCCCCGACCGCGGTTAATGTCATTTTGAAATCCAGGGACGCCAGGGCCGCTTCCTGGGTTGTTCCCGCGAATTGCTTCATTTGCGCGGAAGCTTCGTCCCGCATTCGAAGGACCATTACAGTTGAAACTTCGTCGGCCATTTTATCCCCCTATGGTTGCCAGTCGCCGCCGTATTCGACAACGCCCTTGACCCCCCGATATACTATAATTTCGTCCAGTAACCTTTCGGGCATTTCCCCCAGGACGTCAGGCGGGAACCCCGTTTCCGTGACCAGCATTGCTTCCCTTAATTGCGGCGGAACGCGAAAAGCTTTCGGAACTTTGAAAGCCAGGGCCAACCCTTCGCCGAGTTCGCGACGCCGCTTTTTGCTAAAGGGAAGGTACCCTGATACATGGTATTGACTGTCGTCTTCAGGAATTGATAAACGTCTTCGGACTGGTTCCCCAGGACTTCCGACGTCACTTCCCCCAATGACCAGGACGCAACCTGGTTCAAGATGATGATTTCCGAAACGGCCGTCCAGTTTACACGGTCCAGGTCAACGGTAACTTCGACTTCGTCGGTAACGGCCTTCGCCTTGACTGGTCCGCCGTCTTCCCCCTGGGACAATATCAACTTCCCGACCCCTTCGGGATATGATAAAAATTCGCGGGTCACTTCTTCAACGGCCCGCTGTGTCTTGTGTTTCATTTCGGCGAATAGTTCCGCCGTGTTCCCGTCGGGCAATGTGACTTTGATTGTATTCAATTCGTCTTCCCCCTTCGTTATTTTATGCGCTGAACGTACCCCTGGCGACCTGGCCGTTGACCTGGCATTCGGCTTTCGCGAAGACAAGGTTCCCGACCCTGGTCGGGGCCGTATAATTCCGAATCCAACAAGTCCCCGAATACTTAATGTCGCCGCTTCCCTGGCCTTCAGGCCCGTATTCGAATTCAACGGCGGCCGTATGCGTCCGAAGTGGACCGAATATGGTATCGGGTCCGACTAAAGCGTCCTTCGACCAGTACATTTCGATTGTGAAGGGAACGTCTTCAAGTCCAGGGTGCCATTTGGTCCCGCCGTCCCCCAGGGCCGAAGCTTCCGAAAGCTTGCGCGGACCAGGAAGGCCGTCAACCGCTATGATATACGGCGATATGTCCCGCTGGTCGCCCCCCGTGTCCTTGATAAGGAAAACGCTATCCTGGGAATCCTGGAATACTGTCATATTACTTTACCCCCTTTCATTATCCAGGGCGGAACCCTTACTGTAAGAGCCCTTCCCCGTTGATATGGGCGATTATCCTTCGGCCCATGTCATTGACTATCCTTTGGATTTGCGGCCGTAATCTTGCGAATACGCGCCTATGGTACGGGTTCGGGTCCGCGGGTCCGACCGACTTCCTGAAGAATTCCTTCCCCCCAATGAAGAAGTGAAGGTATTCAGCGTTCTTCGCGAAGACGGGACCGCGACCTTCCCGAACAATGAACCCATAAAAAACGCCCAGGGCGGACCGCGCCGCCTGGCGGATTTCAAGGACCTGGTTCATGGGCCCGCCGATAATCTGGAAGACGGTTGACCTGGCCAGCTTCCCCGTTACCTTCGGGGTTTCGTCGGCCAGGGGACCAGTCCCCGAAGTCGGGACGATAAGCCTTCCCAACTTGCGGAAGCCTTCGTTTATCGAAATCCGCGTGACCGTATCCCCCGCCTGGTTCACGCGTTGCCCCAAGTCCTGAAATTCCTGGTCGTCGAATTCTATTGTTGACATTATTCAACCCGTCCTGGATTCACAATTTCCTTGACGTCAAGGAAGTGTCGCCTTCCCCGATAACCGCCCTTCCGTTCCTGGACCAGGTCAGGCGCATTCGACAAGGTGACGTCGGTCCGTTGAACCCCCGTGACGCCGTCAAGTTTTGGATATGCCGCCAGGGTATCAATTACCTTTTGGGTTTCGGTTCCGACCCTGGTATCCAGTTCGGTCAGGTCCCCGCGCCAGGGAACCAGGACGTCCACGTTATACGTCCAGGTCCGCCGTTCCATTTGAAGGGTCAACGGTTCTTTTCTGTGCGTGTTGTACGAAACAACCACGACGCGGGCTTTCCCTTTCCCCATTGGTCGGCGGTCATATAGCTTCGTATTATCAGCGTCGAAGTCAGCGTGTTTGATAATGGTTGCTATAATCCCCGCTTCGATTGTCGCCTGTGACATAAATTCGCCCCCCTTTCGTCTATTGACCAAAGGCCAGGCACGAAACTTTCGCCCTGGTCCAGCTGGTCGTTGTCATTATTTCGGTCATTAGTCTTCCCGTCCTGGGTAATGGTCTTCGCCCCTGGTAAATATCGGGTCCTTTTCGTTGCCGTCGGCGTCTTCGGACGCGCCAGCGCGAAGGTTGTTCAGGCGCGAAACACGCCGACCAGCGCGAAGGCGGTTGTCCTTGATTGCCTTCAATGCCGACTTGAACTTGTTCGAATATACCTGGGCCCTGGTTGTCCCTGGTTGCTCGACTTCTTCCGTCGGGTCATAGACATTCGCGGGAACCGTGGACAATAGGACCGCGGCCGCGCCGTAAGCGTTGGCCGCCTTCAGAAAGCCGTACGCCGTCGCGTAATCGGTTTCGGACACGGGGACGGTATAACCGACCTGGTCCAGTTCCCGATTCAAGTCCAGGGCGGCGTTGTCCAGTTCCGCTTCGACCTGGTCCAGGGTCGGGACTGTGTCTTCCGTGAATTCGCGGGCTTCGACTATGTCGCCGATTAAACGTTCGACGTCTTCGTGTTCCGCGTATGTATTCGTTCCAACTGCCATGACAAAGCCCCCTATATCATATTAGCCGCAACCAAAGCGGCCGCCGTTGATTCGCCCCCGCCGACTGGTTCGCCCGTGTAAGTGTATATATACGCCAGGTCATAGTCCAGGGTTTCGTCCCACTGGTCAGTCGTCCACCTTGTAACCTTTTCAGAAGCTTTGACGTCGGAATCCTGGGCCCTCATTTTCAGATAGTTGGAAGTGGTCCCGTCGTCATGGAAGCATACAAGGCGAACTTCTTCGTTTATGGTTTGCGCGACGGCCAGTTCCTTTTCGAACCAGCTTGCTTCCGCGGGGAAAGTGCTTGCGTCGCCTACTAATTGACTATATATTACTTCGTCAGGGTCAATTCGGCGTATCTGATAATAAACGTTCCCCGTGGGGCTTCCCACTTTATAGACACGAAAGGAAATTTTAGTAATTTCCCGATTTGGAATAGTCAGTCTTTGCCCCGTCCATTCATAATTCGGGTACCCACAAGCTAGGTCCGTATTGCTTAATAATTGTTCTTCAACTGCCATTCTTCAGGACCCCCTTAATTGAACCATACCCGAAGGACCGCGGACACGTCCAGAAGTTCCAGGTTTGCCCCCGTCGCAACGACGGCGTCCGACCTTTCCGTTTCTTCGGACCGTAAGTTATACGTTCCGTCGGCGGTAACTTTCGCCTTGACGTCAGTCGCCCCGAATAGGACGGTCCCGCCGCGGTATGCGCTGGCGTCAACCTGAAGCGAATTCTGGACGAAGGTCAATGCGACCATGTCGTCGGTTCCCCAGGCCCCCGTCGAAAGCTTCAAGCGAAGCGTCTTTGCGGCGGCCGCGATTTGGTTTTCAGCGGCCGAAGTATCGAACAAGGCCCCGATAACCAGGACCAGGTCCGCCTTCGCTATGGTGATTCCTGAAGGAAGCCCCGCGACAACAATGTCGGGGAAGTCCAGGTCAGCGGCGACCGCTGGAATGGCGATAATCGCCTTCGGCAAGGCCGACGGGAAAAGCATTGAAGGTCGGTCCCGATTCAGGGCGTCCATGTACCCCGCCCTGGCCGACGAAAGCCTGGTCAATAATGTCGTTTGATTCGTCAACGTTGCCAGGGCCGAAACGTCAGCTTTGTTTCCTTGTGGCGGAAAACTCATTTTACTATACCCCCTCTATTCGTGACTGTGAAACCGCAAATGAACTTTGGCCGTGTCAGCAACGGCCGTTTCCGACTTCATGCGATAATATATCTTTTCGCCCGCTGGTATCCGTTTTCCAAACGTCCGCGCCTGATTCGGCGGATTCTCAAACTTCCCCGAACCAGCGAAGCGTTGTTCGGTCAGCGGAACCTTCGTCGTTTCCCCATACGCTATTTCAAGCATATACAGGGCGTTTATATCGCTTAAATTTTCTTCTTGAACGACCGTCAAGTGACCAGGTAACGAAGCGATAAGGTCCGAAAGCTTGGTCCCTTCGTTGTCTTCGATTTCAGTCCAGGCCGACCAGGTATGCGCGGCTTCGCCCGCCGTAAACGTACATTCAAGGTCCGTATCGCTTGGGAAAATAACCGACGCATGGTGAAGCGCGTCGTAATTATCGTCAATGTAACCAGCCCGCGTTTCCGTAAGTCTGGATAACAACGTCGCCTGATTCGCCAGGACGTCGGCCTTATCTAACCCCTGGGGCGGAAAGCTCATTCTACTGTGTCCCCCAAAGGATTTCCTGGACCCGTAGCAAGTGCCCGTCCTGGTTTTGGTCCGACTGGAAGTTGACTTCGTCGTCTTCATGGACCAGGACGTCGAAGATATACAATGCCGACGCAACCAGGTTCGACCCGCCGTTCAAGTGGCAAGTCAATTCGTTTGTCCCGTCGGTAATCTTCGCCGTGAATTTGCCCGCCGACGGAAGCATGACTTGAACACGGAAAAGACAAGGATAATCGGACGGGGTCAAGGCCGCGGTCAGGAAGTCGGTATTGGCGTTCTTATTGCCTTTGTGGACGTTCGCCTTTTCAAGTGGAATAGCCTTGCGTGTGATTTGTCGGGCCGAACGACTGTCGCGGCCCGTGTCTTCTTTTCCCATGTTATTGTTACCCCCTACATTTTAATTCAGGACGGCCGCCAGGCGGCCAGTAACCTGATATACTTATTCGGTTGTTAAGGGGCCCCCAGGTCGTCCCAGGGGCCCCAGGTATTACTTCTTCGAAGCCTTCTTCTTCTTCGGCTTCGATTCGACCGCTTCTTCTTCACGGTCAATCAGTCCCCGATACCCCCGTGCGATAACGTCTTCAGGCGGCGGACCAGGGTCTTTTGCGTTTGCCGCGATAACCTGTTTCATTGTTCCAATTCCCCCTTTTCCTTTTGCTGGTTCGTTTACGCGGTTTCGTAAGCGAACGACCCGTTGACGTTGTTTTCGTTGTGAAGCATATTACCCGCGCTTACCCCGTGAATGGCGTCGCCCGCGCCAGCGACAATGATTCGGTTCTTTATAGCGACCAATGCCCCTTCCCCACTTCCGCCCCCGTCGCCGTCAATCCCGATTCCAGTCGTGTCAACCATTATGTCGTTTTCTTCGGCAATCGCGCCCGAAGCGGTACAGTTGGTCGCGATATAGATTCCGCCATTCTTAACGAACATTCGGTTCTTCTTATAGCGGACATTGTGGGCGAACTTGTCGGACCCGCCGCGGTTGTATATGGCGTATGCCAGGTTTTGAAGCTGGCCGCTTTCGAAGTCGCAATCTTCAACGGTCAAATGGGTACAGTTTTCGGTATCAATACCGACGACCCCCGCAACGTTCGCGCCCAGAGCAAAGACACAACCCCGTATTATGGAATTGTTACAGATTCCCAGGTCCAGGATAGGCTTTGAAGCTTCTTCGCCTTCCAGCCAAAGATTATGAAGTCCCGTACCCAGGAAGGTTCCCGTAAATACAGAATCTTCTTCGACATGGACTTCCGCCATTGTGTCCGTCCCGCGGATACCCAGGCCGACAATGTGGCAATAGTAAGCGGGCGTCAGGTTTTCGGCATAGACGCCAGGTTCAACCCATATTACGTTGTAACGCTTCGGCGTCGCCGACCAGTCAATCGTTGCGTTGGACAAGGTAATCGCGGCCTGGATAGTCGCGACGGGCTTGTTAGGACTGGTCCCGACGTTATTATCATTCCCGCGATTCGCGGAAACGAAGTATTGAATTCCCGTGATGTATTGCGGCAATCCTTCAATCAGGCCCGCGCCGATTTGGTCGAAGACGTGCCGCCCTCTGTATCGTACAGTCATTTCGAATTACTCCTTCTTTTCGATTTCGGCCAGGCCCCAGGCTTTCCCAGGGCCCGCCGATTTGACTTTCGTTTAGCTTATGACGGCTTCGAAGAAGACGCCCAGGTCGGTTCCCGTGACCTTATAATCGAAGGCGTGTTTCCCCTTCAGGAAATCGCGGTCCCGTTCTTCCTGGACTGTCGGGATTATCGCGGTTGTGAAGCCGCTTCCGTCCAGGTCCCAAACGAAGGTATATCCCGCCGAAGGTTCGTCAATGGCGGGCGCGGGTGCGACGTACAGAAGAAGCGCGTTCTTCCCCCAAACAAAAGCCTGGGTTGCTGTGGACGCCCCTTCAATGGAAGTCCGCTGAACGGCTTTCCCGATAACCAGGCGTTCAATGTCCAGGGCTTCGGCGACTTGCTGTTCGTTCAGAATGCCTTTGCCCGTGTACTTGAACATATCCAGAAGAATCGGGTTTCGGCGAAGCTTGCTGAAGACTTGCTTCCCGATAACCAGGGTATTCGGTTCGACGCCCGTATTCTGAAGGACCGTGTCCTTGTATGTGTCTATGTCTTCAGGCGGGTTCGAATTGTCTTCGTCGTCCCAGGCGACAAAGTCGTCGCCGACGTCGGGATTCGTGTCCCATACCGCGGTCACGAATATATCGGCCGCGATTTGGATTTCGCGGTTCAAGGCGAACTGGTGTGCTAACCAGTTAGTCCCCGACCGTTCAAGGTTGATTGCGACGTCCGCGTTCTTCTTCTTTTCCCAGGGTATCCCATAACCCAGGTGATAGATGTCGGCGTAATATTCGTCGGTCGAAAGCTTCATGCGGCCTTCAGGATAGGTATCGCCAGGTGTTCGCTTTTCAACCTGGTTGGTCAACCAGGACCCTTTGTCCCAAACGTAATACTTGTCGGATTGCTTTTCAACCGTGACAAGCGGGAATACCTGGTCGGCAATGAACGACTTGTTTTTATAGGCGATTGCGATTTCCGACAAGGCCGAATCAATATGAACGTCGCCCGAAGTCGGATTTCCGAAGAATCGTTTCATTTTAGAATTTCCCCCCTTTCAATTTCGTTAGTTCGTTTATTGCTTCAGTTATGCCGTGTCAATCGCGCCCACGAAGTTAAACAGGAAGACGCCCATTTCGCCGTCGTTTTCGGCGGCCTTGACACATTGACCGATACACATGGTCGTTGTGTCGGTAGTTTCCCAAAGTGCGATTTTCCCGCCGCTGGCGATTCGGACCAGTTCCCCTTCGTCTATCGCTTCCGCGACGACGCCAGGGGCGCGTCCCATGATAAGGACCTGGGCGGTTTCCCCGTCTTCGGGGTCGTTGATAATCAGGCCGACGGGTGTATCGGCGTCGTTCGAAGTCAAAGCAACCACGCCGTCGGATTCCATTTTACAGCCGTAATATTGCTTTGAAGAAAAGTCGTCGCCCGATTCCATGCTTTCGGTCCAGATAAGCTTTTCGTTATATCCTGCCATTTTAAGGTTTCCCCCTTTTCAGATTTTACTTGTTGACCAGTCCTTGACTAGCCGATTACTGGTTCCAGGTTTCCCGCCTGGCGAAGTATAGGTCAGGGTGCGACTTTGAAACGGCTTCAATGGCCTGGACCTTCGTCGCGTCGGCGTGTGCTTCCATGTACTTCGCGACTTCGTTGTCGAAGTCAGTCGGGCCCGTGGTCCTGGTCGTACCGATTACCTTTTGGGCTTCGGCGGCCAGTTTGTTCGCGGCTTCCAGGGCGGCGAACTGTGTTTCGGCGGCTTCCTTGCCCGCCTTTGTTTCAATGTCGGCCAGTTTG